CACTTTGCTGTTATACAAACCCCATATTTCTAATAGATTATTAGCCATTGACATGTAAATATTTATATCGCCCGTGATTAAAAACAAACAGAATTACCTAAATAACCCGAACCTACCTGCTAGCGACTCTCAGTTTGAATATACTGCGGAGATGGCAACGTCATTAAAAAAATGTGCAAATAACATACTTTACTTTGCTGAAAACTATTTTCACATTGTTTCATTAGATGAAGGTAAGCAATGCATAGAGTTACATTTATGTCAAAAAAGAGTTCTGAGAAAGATGAGAGATAATAGGTTCTTTATATTATTAGCCAGCAGACAGATTGGTAAAACGACCCTGTTTACCATATATGCTTTATGGGTTGCTTGTTTTCAAGAAGATCAAAGCATATTAATTGTTGCAAATAAAGAAAACACTGCTATAGAAATCTTTAGAAGAATTAGATTAGCATACGAAGAGTTACCAAATTGGATTAAACCTGGCGTAAAAGAATACGGCAAGACATCAATGTCATTAGCAAATGGTTGTAGAATAGGTATATCAACCACAACAGGTACAGCAGCAAGAGGACAATCAATAAACGTTCTATTATTAGATGAGTTAGCATTTATTGAACCTCATTTAGTTGAAGAGTTTTGGAAATCAGTTTATCCAATCGTTTCATCATCTAAAAAATCTAAAATTTTTATTGCATCAACTGCTAACGGTACTGGTAATTTATTCCATACATTATATTCAGGTGCTGAAAATAATAAGAACGGTTGGGCTGGAGATAAAATTTTATGGAATGAAATTCCTGGTAGAGATGAAAAATGGAAAATTGAAACTGTTGCAACTATCGGTAGTTTAGATGCCTTCAATCAAGAATTTAATTGTGAATTCTTAGACTCAGGTGAGAGTTCTGTCAATGAAGAGTTATATAGTAAGTTGTCTGTATATATAAAACAGCCGTTATATGTTATGGAAGAAGGCAACTATCAAATTTGGGAAGAACCTAAAGATGATAGAATTTACGTGGCTGGGGTTGACGTCAGCGAAGGTATAGATAAAGATGCAACCGTCATACAAGTTATAGACATAACTGAATTAACAAATATAAGACAAGTTGCATGTTATCATAATAGTGGTATATCACCAGTAAACTTTACAAGTAAGTTAAATGAAATTTTAGCTCAATGGGGTAGACCACTTGTTTGTGTTGAAAGAAATAATTGTGGTGCCCAAGTTGTTGATGGGCTACGCAATACATTTGGATATGATAATATTGTTTCATGGGGAGCAGCTACAGCAGGTAGACAAAAAGACCAACTAGGCATTGTAGTACATACAAATACAAAGTATACTGGTATAACTAATATGAGGTATTGGGTAAACCAACTTGAAGTAGTACAGATCAGGGATATAAATCTTTTAAAAGAATTTAAAAGTTTTGTTCGCCATAGCAACGGTACCTGGTCAGCTAAAAAAGGAGCTGGCTACCATGATGATAGAGTGATGAGCTTTGTATGGGCGTTAATTATATTAGATAAAGATTTAGTAGACAAGCACTTTGAAGTTATACAACATGACTCTAATAATAGACCTCTTATATTAAAGCAATTAGATTTTGGTATTAAATATTATACTAACCCAGGTTCTCTTTATAATGATACGGATGGTAACAACTCAGCAATGCCTACCATTTTATCAGATAAAAATACCGGTCTTAGTGAAATGGAAAATTTAATTCAACTCGGATATAAAATACACAATGATAGATAAAGTAACACAATCACAACTCAATAAGAATAGGTTAGATAAGTTTTTACTTGTGGTTAACTTACCGCCAGTTATGAGAGACATTAATAACCAATCATTGAAAGGTAGAAGTAATAACTCAGTAAATGAAAATTCAGTTCAATTTTCAGTGTTCGGATCAGTTATTCCAGAGATATCTGTACCAGAAGTAGCAGCAGGCTATAGTGGCCAGACGTATAAATTGTCTTCTCATAGTAGACCACCATATAATAATATAACTGTTAACTTCACTATTGATAACAGATTTAACAATTACTGGGCTATATATAAATGGCTGGATATTCTTAATAATGAAAAGGAATCATTTTATAATTCAGATGACCCAACTATACCTCCTGTAGAGTATACCAAATTACCAGTAAAATTAAGCCCAAGTCAATACCAAACTGATTTAACAATCTTCGGTAAAGATGAATTTGATGTCAATGTTATTAAATTTACTTACACCAAAGCATTTCCTGTTCTCCTTAATGGGATAGATTATAATTATAGAGAGCCTGGTGAAATTGAATCTTCTTTTTCATTTGCCTTTTCTCAGTTCTTTGCTGAATTGTTGTAAAAGTTGTCCGCAAAATCATAAATAATTACATATGGCTCGCTCAATTGAATCTCCAGGCGTACAAATTTCAGAAATTGATTTATCTCAAGGTCCAGTGGTACCTACAGGTACAAACGTGTTAGTAGCAGGGTTTGCTGCTACCGGTCCTACTGATGAAGTTTTACAAGTTACAAGTTTATCTGATTTTACTAATATCTATGGTCAACCTCAGACACCTGCTGAAAGATATTTTTACCATTCAGTAGCTCCTCTGCTTAATACAACAGCAAATGTTTATACATATAAGTTACCTTACGGTGCAAATAACGGCACGGGGTTTGGTGCAAATTATGGTGCGTTAGTTTATCCTTGCTCTGCAATTAACATTGACTATACAAATCAGCCATCACAATATGGTAAATTCTTAACTACATACAATGCTCAAGCATCTGGTGTACTTTATGTATTTGGTGAACCAACTCACTTCGAGTTAACAGCGCAACAATACGATAATATTTTACAAGGTAGTGGCTTTAATTGGAGCAACACAGGCAAATCATCATTTAATGCATTTAGCGATTTAGGAAATGCTGGTATGATTGTGCTCAACAAAGCTCAAACAACAGTTAACAATTTATTTGAAGGATATTATGTTGGTATTATAGACAATTCTAATTTAAGTCCTACATCAAACTTTGATGACATCTTAACTGTACAAACTGTAACGCAAAGTGCTACAAACACAACGAATTATATTACTGTACCATCGACTAGATTAAATTTCAGTCTATCATCATTATCTGATAATCAACCTGCAGGGGTTTTAAATTATGGCCAGCAAGGCAATAGCTTATCACAAGTATTAGAGAATGCAAGTACATTTAATATTGATACTGTTAATTTCGATGATACTTTATCTTTTGGTTTATTTAAATTAAAGCAATCAGTATTTTCGCCAGACTCAATCAAGCTCGATTATGTGTTTAGTGAAAGATATATTGGTTCACTCGATTATTGGAGACAGCTTAATTCGCAAAACGGTGGTCAACCAGTAAGCTTTTTCTTAGAAACAAGAGAAGATACATCACCTAATGTTACAATACTCGTTAATGACTTTATTTCTCATAAGAACGGTTCAACTTGGTTATCAAATGCCGGTGTACCAACTAATAAAGTTAGAATGGTTACATCAGCTTATGTAGCTCCTAGCACATTATTGTATAATCTTTCAGCGCAATATGGTATAGTAAATTCAGCAACAGCTAATACACAAGTTACATTGTTATCAGCAGCTTTAGGATCATGCTATACAGTATTAACACCAGTAGATAATTTATATCCAACAGGGGCATATACAGATACGAACTTAAAGACAAAAGATCTCGGTTCAATACCATTAAAGCTTGATAGAATGTTTGATATTGCTGAAAACACAGAAGTATACAACGTTGATGTTTCAATTGATGCTGGTATGACGACAATATTTGCGGTAAGTGAATATATAAACAATACCCCTACATTATCCTCAGCTCAACATTATTTTGATGATACAATATTTGTATCTGCAATTAGCGGGTTATATACAACAAACCCAGACAATGTTACTGGTACTGCCGCAACATTTGCAGCTAATTACGCAACAATCTTTAATAGGTATTCAGATTTTGCAGGATTAAGAAGAAAGGATCATCTGTTTGTTGGTGATTTACCAAGAAACATATTCGTTCAAGGTACTAATTTCTTACCATTAGCTGATCCAAATAATAACTTCTCATTGAATATGTATAGCCCTATTAGAAATGTGCTTGCACCGTTCAATACAAGTTATTCAACAGTATATGCAAATTGGTGTAAGGTGTTTGATAGTGCATTAGGTGACTTTTGCTGGGTGCCATTCTCTGGTTTTGCAGCAGCCGCAATGGCAAGTACAGATTCAGTATACCAACCTTGGTATGCACCAGCAGGGTTTACAAGAGGCTCAGTAAGAGGTGCAGCTGACTTAGCATTAAAGCCAAAACAAAAACAAAGAGATCAATTGTATAAAGTAAATGCAAATCCAGTTGCATTCTTTCCAAATGAAGGGTTTGTAATATATGGTCAAAAGACAATGTTAAAGCAACCAAGTGCATTTGATAGAATTAACGTAAGACGGTTATTCTTATCACTTGAAAAAGCAACTGCTCAAACAGTAAAGTTTTTCGTATTTGAACCTAACACGCTTTTAACAAGAACAAGAGTAATCAATACATTAACTCCTATATTCGACTATGCTAAGAATACTGAAGGGTTGTATGATTATCTTATCGTATGCGATGAACGTAATAATACACCTAGTATTATCGATCAAAACGAACTTGTCGTTGATATATATCTCAAGCCAGTAAGAACAGCAGAGTTTATATTGGTTAATTTCTACGCAACTCGTACAAGTGCTAACTTTAACGAGTTAGTTGGATAAGTTATAACCTATACCGGATATAACTTATTATAACCTATAAAATTAAATATTATAATGAATAAAGGCAATACAGTGTTTTTCACAACATCGTTTGATAGTAATGAACGTACTGGAGTTATCCAAGAGGTAACTTCAGTGGGGTATCTTATTAATAACGTTTGGTATACTAAGAAAGATATTAGTATAAAGAATATACTTTTAGATAGTAAAAACGAAGCATCAAATAATCAGTTAATTTTAGGCTAAAACAATAAATAATAACATGGCAGACGTCAACCAAACAATTACAAATTTCTATCAGACAGCACAATCAAAAGATTTCTCACGCTCAAATCTATTTAGAGTGCTTAACATTAATTTCGGCCTCAACGGGGGTGGGTTATTACTAGATGATAACGATTTAGTATATGCCAGAACAGCAAGCTTACCAGCAAGAAACATTACAAATATTCCAGTACCATATATGGGATTAAATTTTAACGTGCCAGGCGTTGCTACATACGCTGGGAGCGATAGCTATACAATCAATTTTTATGCTGACGAAGCTCAGTCATTAAGACAGAAGTTATTAGCAGTTTCTAGAGCAACCTTTGATGATGCAACTAGCACAGGTAATTATTTTATACCAGGTCCTGATGCAGTAATTGATCTTGCTCAACTTGACAAACAATTAAATGTTGTATCACAATACCAATTAGTTGGTGTTAGTATTAGAGACGTAGCTGCATTAGCATATGATATAACATCAACAGGTGAAGTTCAAAACTTTGATTGTAATGTTGCTTATCATTACTTTAGACAAACTAAGGGTGGTATTGCTACAACAGCAAGAGGCGTTGGCGCTCAAGTCAGTGGAGTACTTAGAGGTGCTGCTAATAGAGCAGTTCAAAACGCCGTTCAAGCAATTACGCCTAGATTTTAATATCTTAAAAACGTAAATGGATATCATGCCGTACTATAGTACGGCATTTTTATGATTAAATATTGTTATGGCTCAGACAAGCTTTAATTCTCGGGATAATTTTGCTACATCTTTACAGCAATATGATACAGCTATTCCTTTAAGAACGCAGTTCATAGCATTTTTTGATAATATACCCGCAATAGTTAATACAACCAATTTACAAGGGGTAGAACTTATACAAGGCGACAAAGGAGGCTGGAATATAGATACGGTTAGATCTATATTAGTTGATAGACCGGAGAACAGTCAAAAGGCAGGTTGTATATTTGTTGGTGGGGCTAGTATACCATCTGAGAATTTAAATTCTAGTAGTGCTACTATTGAAAATAATAGAGGTTTTATACAAGGTACTATATTAGAAGGTAGAGATGCATATGCATCTAATCAATTAACAATTCAATTTAGAGAAACCAATACATCATTTACAGATTTAATTTTAAGACCATGGTTAATAATGGCAGCTCATAGAGGATTTGTAGCTCGCCCGGTTTCTGAAAGCATAAAAACAAATATAACAATTATACAATTTGGAAAGTTTGAAACTGGCAAACCATCTACTTTAAGAAAAGTCTGGAAGTATTATGATTGCGTACCAACTGCAGTAGATACCAGAACACTTACATATGCAGATGATGGGTTAGATGTATTTAACGTTACATTTGCATATGATAATTATAATATACAAGCACCTTATAACGGGCTTCCTACATCTATAAAACCAAGTACTAGTATATCAGGTTTAGGTATAAGAGGGAGCGGATCAGTTTTAGGGGTAGGTGGGTTAAATGGATTAGGCCAAACCCCAGCCTCACAATCATCTATACCAACAGGTATACCGCTTGGAGCAAGAGGATCATTTGCAGGCAACGTTCCATTAGGACCAAGAGGGTCATTTGCAGGTAATGTTCCGCTAGGACCGTAATTAAATGTCTTACAATTTCGTATATAACATAGATGTACTAGGAAAAACCTATCAAGCAAGAGAAATTTCTTTTATAGAGTATAGAAATTTAGTAAAGAATATATCTACAAGTGATGTTAATACTATATCTAATGCATTTGAAACGTTATTAGATGCAATCTTACTTACTGATTATAAGATTAATTTACAACAAAAATTTTTAATTTTATTAAAATACCGCGAACTTATTTTAGGTAAAAATATAGAATTTGTAGCTAATAATGTTAAGATTAGTTATTCAATAGACACTATATTTGACTTTTTTAATGTAGAAGTTATACCATTTGAATATGAATGTAATGATAACATTTATAAGTTTTTATTTCCCACTAAATTAACACCCAATACGGATGTATTTTTAAACGTGGTATATTGTATCAGCAGTATAAACGATTATGAGGTTACTAATTTAACAAAAAAAGGTATTGAAAATTTCCCAGCATTACCTGTAGTAGATATATACAAAAGAATAACAGAACATTTTGCCGCGTTTATTTACAATATAAAACATATAGATTATACTATATCATTCTTTAACACATCAGCCTTGTTATTGTTAAAAGCAATCTTTTCTTACAGCTTACAAAACTTTTATGATATAGAATATAGCTTGAGAAGATGTTTAAATTTTAATGCTGCTGATTTCAATCAATACTCTTACCCTGAATGTAACCTTATGCTTAAGCTTTATATGAAAGAGATGGCAGATAAGGAAAATAGTAGTAAAGTTGAGTCTTCTGTATAGTTGTTAAATATAACTATGAATGATAGGACTTTTGCAGACATTATAAGTGACTTAAAGAAGTCAGAAGAAAGGCTTAATGTATATATACCGTCTTTAAGTTCTGAAGTTGAATTTAAAGCATTAACCTTACTACAACAAAAAAATATTATTGATATTCTGTCTAATAACTTATTTGGGGTTATAGAGTTTTATAGTGTTATACACAATATAATTAAGTCATCAACTACACATGACATATCTACTCTTAATACTATAGATCGTATCAATATTATACTAGCATTTGTTAAGAACATATCCCCAGTCTGTAATGATATTAATATGGCTGAGTTGCTTGAAAAAAATAAAACTATAACGTTACCAGAATTAAAGAAAACAATAACAACAGATAAGTTTGTATTAGAAATATCTACACCTAACCTTACAACGGATATAAAGTTTAATAATTATATAGTTAACAATTACAAAAACGAAAAAGCATTATTAGGTAAATTATTAATTAATGAAGTTTCCAAATTTGTTAATAAGATAACGGTGTCTGATACCGGTCAGGTAATAGATTTAACTGAATTATCAGTAAAGAATGCAATACTCGTTATAGAGGCTATTGATACAAAGCAACTTAAAGAAGTCTTTGGATACATAACGACAATAAGAGATACTGAAGCTTTACTAGTTAAGTATGAGGATAAGAGATTAGAAATAGGCCCTGAATTGTTTATTATGTGATAAATATAATAAATGGCAGATGTAACTATCACTGACGCTCTATTGCTGTTTACTAAGGTAAACGAAAAGATTGTAAGAAGACTTGAAACTCTTGAAAAAGAAGCAGAAGAGTCTAATATTCCTTCAACTGGTATAGGAGATAATAAGATTCCAGATAAACTTCCGGAAAAACTACCTGTTAAAAAAGTTGAAGATATAAAACCTAATAATGCAATACTAAATAAAATATTAGGTAGTTTAGAAACAACTGCAAAACCTCAACCTATAACAGTTCCTCAAATTTCTGAACCAGTTAACCCAGCAAATAATGCAGCTGCAAATGAAAATGAAGAAGAAAAACAGACAGAAATTATAGAAGAAGTTAAGCCTGTATATATAGAAGATTTTAGTGATAAAGCGATAAAACAATTATCTAAGATTATAGGTAAAGATGTAGATGATAAACCCAAAGAGGTAGAAAAAAAAGAAGATAAAGGTAGTGTTTTAAGTAGTATATTAGATACCTTTGCGAGTATGGGTAAAGGTATATTAAGTGCATTTACTGGTGCTACTAAACTATTAGGCCCGCTTATATCATCTATAGGCCCTCTTGCAGCAGCTTTAGGACCAGCAGCTGCTATAGCTTTAGCAGGGTTTGCAGGTTGGCAAATCGGTACTTATTTGGATAAAGAATTTAAAATATCAGATAAAATTGCTAAAAAGGTTAGTGAATCACCAGCTTTATCTGAACTAAGTGATTTTGTATTTTCAGGAAAAACTTTTCAAGAACGGAAAGAACAAAATGAAGATATTGCTAAAAGAACAGCTAATAATAAACAATTAAAAGAAGAAAAACTTAACCTAGAGAGTTGCTTCTGAAAAGGGAGAGAAAACGTTTGAATTTAAAGGTAATAAATATACAGTAGGGGATTCAAAAATAAAAATCCCTCAGTTACCACCATCTACTACAGGGGAAATAAAACCTCCGCAATTACCAACCACCAACAGCCCATCTATAACAAACACCACTACCCCTCCAACGACAAGTAAAATATTAAATGAGTTAAAACCCATAGCAGATAATCAGTCACAGGCGCCTCAATTAACAACAACTTCAGAAACTTCTATTGAAAAGCAGACACCTTCCCCAGTAATACCTAAAGAAGTAAGTGTTGTATCTCCACAAACAATTATACCTCCTATTATTAAGCCCGTTACCGATAACAATAAACCTGATGAAGCGTTAAAGGTTACACAAGAAAGCAATAGTAATTTTAAAACCTACGCCCAACGTACACATGATTTATTAGCTGAACAAATAAAGATATCAACTCAAACCAATAAAGTACTATATGAAGTAGCTGATAAACTAAAGGGAGATACTAATATTGTAACGTCAGCAACAACTATATCACATAATTACGGCAATACAAGCGGTTTACGTGAATTGCAAGGCGCGCTGTCATAAGCGTAATTAAATATTGTTATGGCCAATCTCTGGACATTATCTGATACAGCAAATGGGGGTACAAAAGTATTACCAGCTTTAAATGTTGTAACCAATTCTAATTTATTAGATGGCAGTATAAATGCTAGTAATATAATTAACGTTATAACAGATTTTCAATGGACAAAAAACCCTATCTCTGCAAGAGGAGATGTGCCTGCAATTACATTAATAGAAAAGAAATTATTAATAAACAGTAACGTAGCTAATTTAGCCAATTCAGTTTTTGCAACAGTACAAAGTGGTGAAGAACTATTAAAAGGGGTAGGGTCTATAGCTGAGGGTATAAAAACCGCAGCTGGTCCTGGACTCATTAGTACTACCGCTGATGTTATAGCTGCAGCAACTAACACCGGTGTTACTTTTGCGCGCAACGCTGAAAAATTACTAACAGACAAAATTGAAGCTGAGGGAGCTTCTAAGTTTAATGAAGAGACTTTACAACCTTACAATTATTTATACATTACCAAACCAACAGGGTTTCAATATGCATTTCCATATTTTGATAATTCATATGTTGATAATAGTTTAAATTTTGGTGGTGGTCATGCGAGTTTTCTCGGCGGGGATGTAACTACTATAGTAGGGGGTATAGCTGCTGGGGTAGCAGGTTTTGCTAATATGTTAAAACCCGGCACGTATATAGAACAGTCAAAACAATTTACAATGGGAGATAAAGGCCGGACTATTAATATAAAGTTTCCTTTATTAAATACCGGTACAGTAAGTGATATTCAACTAAATTGGCAATTGCTTTTTGGATTAATTTATCAAAACAGACCAGGTAGAAGAACTAGATCAATTCTTGATATGCCAGTTATATATGAAGTATCATTACCAGGTGTTGTATATATGCCATATGCATTTATAAGTTCTTTATCTGTTAAATTTCTCGGTAGTAGACGGTTGTTAAATATACAAGCTCCTATTAACGGAGGGATATCTTTCCAAACTATTATACCTGACGCATATGAAGTTAATATTACAATAGAAGGTCTAAATGAAGAGACGAAAAACTTTTTATACGCAGCTATAACAGGTGGTATATCATCGAGAGTTACTATAGGAGGTGGTAATATACCAACAGGCCCTAGATCAACAGGCCCACTTATACAACCCACCCTACCTCAGTTTAATGACCCCACCGGGGCAAGTAATTTTAATTTAGCAAATCCATTTAATTTAATAAACAATAATAATGTAGCTTCAAACAATCAACCACTCGGGCCACTGGTAAATCAATTTGGTCCCGGTTTAACTGGCCGTAGAATTAACGGGGTACCTGAAAGAACAAACATACCGTTTACTATCGGACCACCTGGGTCATTAGGGAGTGGTAACATACCTGTACAACGATGAACGGACAATATCAAAATTATATACAAGACTTACCTGGACTAGAAATATACAGGTATGAAAACATCTTTAAAGTCTTTCAGACTGATGATAAAAACTTTTACTTCTATAATATTATAAAGAACATTAAAATGCCTAATAATATTAATGATTCAGTGTTTGACTTAATGACATTACAATCAAATATACCATTAACAACATTGAGTTACCAGATATATGGCACTACATATCTATGGTGGTTAATATGTATTATGAATAACATTCAAAACCCTTTTGATATAAACAATTCAGGTAAGGTAATTAAAGTGTTAAAGAAACAATATTTAAAGCCAGTTTTAAATGCTATTAAACAACAATTACAATGAGAAATGAAAGTGCATTTTCTTATGCTAGAGATAACTATCAAAAATTTTTCTATACAATCAATAGAAAGAATTATTTGTTTAGAGCAACGTTTGTAAATGCCGATGGTGTTGTTGTAGACTTTCAAAAAGATGCTATAAAGGATCTTTTTCTTCAAGATCAAATCTATAACCCATTTGTAAACGGATATATAGTTATAGATAACACAGAAGACGTTATTGAAAGATATAAATTATCTCCTCAATCATCTGAATTTGTTGATAATATTGGTGAAAGAGGATATAAGACCAGAGGTGATGGAAGAGACATTTTATTACTATCTATTATACCTGTTGATCCTAGTACTAACCCATACAATGAACAGAGTTTAGACTATAATAAAGTGTTTGGGTTTCAATACGTATTCATTCTATCTAATGAAGTAGATGTACCTAGCAAGACTGGTAAATTAAAAAAGTATACTATTGAAGATTATGATTTTGAAATTTTAAAAGAAAAGAAAATATTCTTCTCTACAGTTAATTTACTTAAAAAAGACAAGATAGCATTTTTATCTGATAAGGATAGACAAGCCTATACAGGGGATTGTTTAAAATACATATTAAAAAAAGGGTTAGACAACCCACAAGCCGTTTTTACAACTTTATCTGGTAGTAATGAAGTTACTCCTAACTTTGAATCAGGAGCAAGTCAATTATTTTATTCATCACCAAACAATTATACGGCATTAAACGATTTAATGTATATGTATGCTTTACATGTTAGCAATAGCCCAGGTAAAGACTTCTCTTTCCTATCTAAGGATGACTATACAGGAGAATATACTTTAGAAAGCGCTAGTAGTATTTTTCAAAAAGCTTTTAATAAACAGAATGATTCAGGTGGTCAATATTTTGTTGAGAATTTAACCATAGCAGGTGCTCAAGATAACAATAATGTTATTGAAAACGATATTAAAAAGCCATTAATAGCTTTAGAGTTAGGTGAGACCAGCGATATTGTTGATGTTAAGTTTTTTAACACCCCAGGTGAAGCATGGCAAAACAATATTAAAACTACCTTAGTACATTCATATAACTTTGAACGCAAGACGTTTGATATTAACGGGGTTGATGGTGATGTACAAAGAGTTAAAGAGGACTTTTCTAAGCTATATGTTGCTCCAATGAAAGGTAGAGATAATAAACCATCACCTAACTTTATTATTAACAACACACAAAAGACTAACCAAAACTTTGATAACAAGTTTCTAATATATTCAGAAGATAGTGATGCATTGAAGTTAGCATTTGGTAGAAACGAGGTATTAAAAGACGCTCTTAAGTTAAATCTTGGTGTTGAGATAACTGTACAAGGCGGATTTCAAAGAAAATCAGGCAAGTTTATTAGTATAGATAGAACAGGTAGTTATGTTGATAATGATTTTGATAATAAGTTCTTAGGTATATACTTTATACTACAAGTTGATCATATCTTTAAAGATAACAATAGCTATTACAATAAGATAATAGCAGTTAAAACATATCATTTCAATGACCCTAAAATAAACGAAAATATACCATGAACGAGAAAGTAACATTACTACCCCAATACCTTAGTATAGTTCAAGACACAAGCTTAAGTTTTTATAATAAAAGCACTAATATACTTGATGCAGTTGGTAGCTTCTTATCTGAAGTAAATGAAAATATAAAGTTTAATAAGAGTCTTGTTACAGTTAATATGTTAAGTTCATATGGTATTTTATTTGATGAATTAAACAAGACAAATTTTACTGTTGAAAATTTTAAGATAAATGCAGATAATGGTAATATAGAAGTTGATGGAACTAAAATGATGAATAACTCATTTAAAATGTTCTTTGTTGAGAAGTACCTATCTTTATCTAATGATTACAAACAAAGGTTAGATAGGGTTATTACTAACAACCAATACTTTAAACCGTTTTCAGATGATATAGGGTATATAACAGACACATATTCTATTTTAGATAATAATGTTATACCATATTTTGATACTTTCGGTCAACAACACATCCATCCATCGTTCTTACCACCAACAACTATATCAAAAGTGTCTAGAAATAATTTAGTCATTGCTTTAACCTTTAACAATTATACAGACCCGCTCTTAAAAACAAATTTGGCCGGGTTACAAACTGGTGATGTTAATGATAACACAGCTAAAACATCACATGGTACTAATTTAATTACAGATATTCTTTATTATGATAGAGCTGTTAAGTATAACCAAGCAATATTAAACGAACTACATGCTTTGCTAGGTAAAATAAGCGACTTCATTATGTTCTTCAAAGGATTCAATCCACAAGACGGTAACCCTGAAAGAAAAGCAGTGTTTTATAAATATACTATTACAAATATGGAAAACTTAGAAGTAAATGTTGATGCTTTAAAAAATAACTTATCAACATTACAACTTTCTTCAAAGTTTGTATTAGGTGTTCAGGGTTAAAGTGTAACGTCTGTTACTTCAACGTTGATGATCTTTGAATCATCAAGCAACTTCTTAAGAAGTTCTTCTCTATTCATAACTAACTTACCTTGAATATCAGTTTGTTGTAATTCCTTTTTACTATCAATGTCCATTTGCTTCAATTTGAATTTTGCATCAATATTTTTATTTGAAAGCAATATCTTATTGAGGGTTTCAATTGCAGCAGCTGATGAACTAACTAATGTGGCCATGGCTTGTACATCTTCCGGAGTAGGAGCAGATGTAATATATTGTTTTAAGTCATCAACAAACTCAACACTTCCCTTTATTAACTGACTTGAGTATTGAAGCAAGAATTGTTCCATATTTTCTTTGGAAAGTTCCTGTAATTTAGGTGTAAGATTAGGAACATTCCCTTTACCTTGCAATTGATCTAACAATTCACCTACTGCATCATTAACATCTTGATCAGCCATTAAAATACTTATCATATATCTACTTGATTTAAAGATCTCTATAGGTATAATCATGAATATATGTTTCCAATTGATATTAAATTCATTTTAACTCATCCTAAGGCTGTGTTACCTACAAGTAATCACTCAGATCCCTTTACTGGCGATACGGGTTTAGACGTTACAGCTGTTGAAACAACGGTTATACCAGGTAATAGTTGGGCAATTGTGCCAGTTGGCCTCAAATTAGCATACATTACACCAGGTTATTGGTTTAAAGTCGAAGGTAGATCAGGTTTAGGCTTTAAGAAGCACCTATTTCCTCACTTTGGTGTTATTGATAATGGTTATAGAGGTGATATGGGCATTAAAATTTATAACTTTGGTCCTGAATTTCAGACAATAATGCAAGGTGATAAGGTAGCTCAGTTAGTTATCTACCCACTTATTCAAGCTAACGTTCATTGGGATACAGAAGCCTCTGAATCTAAAAGAGGTGATAAAGGATTTGGTTCATCCGATGAAGTGCTTACAGTTAATTGGTAGTAAACGGAACAGTTACATAATTATAATATGTTTAATAATCTTTGGGTAGAAAAATACCGACCTAAAACTATCGATGAGATGGTTTTGTCTAGTGAAAATAGGGCTTACTTTAATACTCTTAAGGATGAAGTGCCGAATTTGTTGTTTGTAGGTACTCCTGGTATTGGTAAAACGACTATTCAAAGATTATAGTTCAGGACATACTAAAGTGTCAGTATTTATATATCAATGCCTCTGACGAGAACGGTATTGATACTATTAGAAGCAAGGTTTGTGGGTTCTCTCAAACAAAGAGTCTCGATGGTTCAATTAAGATAGTAATCTTAGATGAAGCTGATGGTATTACCATTGATGGTCAAAGAGCTTTACGGAATACAATGGAGGAATACAGTAGTTTCACTAGGTTTATTCTAACTGCAAATTATAAACATAAGATCATTCCTGCTATTCAAAGTAGAACCCAGTACTTCGATCTCAATCCATCAGTTCAAGATGTACTAAGCCGAATTGTTTACATTTTACGTACTGAAAATATTGAGGTACCGACGACTGAAAGGGTTAACCTTGCAAGAGTTATTAAAGACAACTACCCTGATATCAGAAAAATCATTAATACTATTCAAAAGTATAGTGTATCAGGTGTTTTACATATTAAAGATACGACTGATAGGAATGATATCGTTACTAAAATTAATAACCATTTAGTATCAAAGAAAGTTTTAGAGCTTCGTAAGTTTCTGATTGAAAATGAAAACGAGTTTCAAGGTGACTATGCAAGCTTGCTAAAGCATTACCTTAACTTCATTTATAATTCAGATACTAAACCAGATAACAAGAGACAAATGATTGTTATTATATCAGAGTATCTATATAGAGACGCTTTCGTTCTTGATAAAGAAATAAACGCGTTTGCTTGCTTTTGTCAGTTAGAAAAGCTTACAACTTAACGACGTTGCATTACGATCTTAGTAGGTAATGGTGAATAAACACTATTAAACCCCTTTACTGCTGGAGAATTAGCACCTTTAACTGGTTGTGATGGAATGGTAACGTTAACATTGTTTAACTTTTTATCACCTCTTGTGAGCTTATCACCATCTTGAGTCATTAAAGTTTGTAAATACGGGTTGTAAGGTGATTCTTCAGCTTCTTCTGGTGGTGTTGGCTTATGATTAAGCTTTTCTTTCTTTCGGATACTATCAGGTATCTTCGGTAAGTTAATATAATCATTATCAGGCATCAAGATATCACTTGGTACTGTAAATTTATTTTGTAAATCAAAGCTGCCTGGTGCTAATTCAATCGCAATTTCAACTGAAAATGCATTACCTCTGTTATCATTGTTACCTGGGGCACTTGATGGAAACATTGTCTTAATATCAACAACTCTCAAGTTCTTATCTGTCTTTATAAACTCTTCAATATAGTCTTTTAAGTTATCACTTAAAGCTTTATAGGAGTCTTTACTCTTAAAGTTTTTAACAAACTTGACAGTATCACCTGTCAATAGACCACCGTTGTTATATCTTGTGATACTGTTTTCTACCAATGCTAAAAACTTATGTTTCATATTATTATTTATGCTCTCTTTGTATATTTCTATTTTCGGTTTAAATAATAATAATAATGCCAAGTATTAACCTAGATATACTAACAAACGTTAACGCAGAAAGGAACAATACTAACGTTTACACTGATCTAACATTAGATCTAGCTATTGGTTCCACTGCTAACAATCAGTTATACAAAGAGCAACAGATACTTGACATACAAGCTGATACTAATTTAGGTGCAATATATAACAGCATATCTAATATCATTACAACCAACCCAGGTCAGAAGCCTTTAAACCCTTTATTCGGTATTGGTTTCGGTGATATGTTATTTTTACCAGTTACGGATAGTAGAGCTCTTTCAATAGGCAATGCAATTTATCAAGGCATTCAAAGATATGAACCAAGAGTTACAATTCTCAATGTTAATGTAACACCAGACTCAGACAACCAACAATATATTATTACTTTATCTATATCAGTTCCAAGATTTAGCTCACAACAAGTTACTGTTGTTGGGGTTTTAGATAAAGCAGGCTTTTATTTTAACAATTAATTATGGCAGACAATCTTACAGAATTTAAATTATCTAGAAACAGTTATGCAACATTTGATGCATTAACTTTGAAGCAACTTATCCGTGATAGACTGACTGAGGGTGGAACATTTACTGATCAAAATTTTGAAGGTAGTAATTTAAATGCGATTATCGATGTTGTCGCTCTTTCTTACCACTACTTACTTTTTTATCTCAACAGCACCAGCAGTCAAGCCATGTTTAACGAAACAACTATCTACGAAAACATGAATAGATTGGTAAAACTTATTGGATACAATCCAGTTGGTTACAAAACTTCTTTATTATCATTTGAAGCAACTGCTAATGCAAATGTTACTGCTGGTGTTTATACAATACCAAGGTATTCATTTTTTACTATAAATGGAATTATATATTCGTTCATTAAAGATATTACTTTTAGTAAATTAACTAACACTGCAGAACAATTACAAAATTTATACCAAGAAAATTTACTTTATCAAGGGCCATTTGTAGAGTATCCAGTACAACTTGCTACTGGGGAAGATTTTGAAACGTTTAATATAGTGGTTACTGATAATATTACTAACACACCTATTAATATTGATCAAGATAGTATCAATGTATATGTGTATAATACAGCAACACAAAAATATACACAGTTTACACCAGCACAATCTTTATTCTTAAACAATAGCACATCACCAATATATGAAGTAAGATATAATGAGAACGGGTATTATGAATTAAAATTTGGTAATAACGTTTTCGGTCAGAAGTTAAATGCCGGTGACCAAGTTTATGTTTATTATGTTCAGAGTAACGGGGCAGCTGGGATAGTATCAGCCAACCAACTCAATAATAACACACTTAATTTCTATAATACACCTCAATTTACAAGAATTGCAACAGACGTACTCAACCCATTACTGAATTATATAACTGGGACTGAAGTATCTAACATTGCATTCTCAAATACATTAGCATCTTCTGCTCCAAACCAACCAGAGTCAGTTGATGATATACGTATGAATGCACCAAAAACATTCTTCAGTCAAAATAGACTTGTTACACAACAAGATTTTGAAGCATTTATTCAGAAAAACTTCGGCAGTGTTGTTACAAGCTCATTTGTTGTTAATAATAATACGTATATCAATTCATTTATAAAGTATTTTTATGATTTAGGTATAACCAGACCAAACGATGATCCGAGATACTTGTTTAATGAAGTTAATTTTTCACATTCCGGTCAAGATAATAACATTTATCTCTTTTTAACCCCTAAAATAAAGAGTGTTGATGAAAATAACAAGCAATATTTCTTACAAAACTCACAAAAGAACACTATTATAACAGCAATGTCAGATTTAAAAGCTTTAAACATGGAGCTTGTACCTCAAGACCCTGTATATCAAGCATTTACATTAGGGTTAACAGCTCCAGGCGAGGCACCCACACAAGATATCTATAAAACAACTTATTTAGTAATTAAAAAGACAAATGATTTAAGAACAGATATCAATACAGTTAAAAATAATGTTAATACAGTATTCCAAAGATATTTTGCACCAGAAAATTGCTCACTTAACCAAATAGTATCGTTAAATAGACTTGTAACACAAATTTTAAGTATCGAAGGTGTTGAAACTTTTTTTATGAGAAGAGTTCTTAATGACGGTACAACAGTTACTGATAATGGCTTAACGTTACTTGAATTTAACCCAAATTATTCAGATGTTGATATACGTATTGACGCAACAGACGTACAATTACCATATTATAAATTTCCTTTCCTATATAATAAGACTATATTGAATAACATAATAGTAGAATAAAAAATATGTCACGTAATTTAATACCAAAATCATCATACTCTGAGTTACCAGCTATCTGGAATAATAATAAAACTGGTATAATTTTAGTAACTACAGACAGTGTTGAGTACTATATAAGTGGTTTTGAATATAACCCATACATTCAAGAAGTAATTAGTGTACAATCATATAACGATGATAAAACTAACGTTATAAGAGAAGAAAACGGCTCACCAAAAACAATATACGTGCAATTAAATGATGAAATATATGAGGAGATAATGTAACATGTCTTGTACACTATGGCAATATTCTACAACTAGTGGAGGTGATCCACTTTCTCTTACACTCTGTAATGGAAATTCATTTATTGGGACAGTATATGACAATGACCAATATTGTACTAACGATAGTGGTGGTTCGCCTCCAACATCTGTAGGACCTTACCCAGCTAGCTGGACTTATATTTCAGACTGCACGCCACCAGCATCACCATCACCTACTCCTACAGTTACTATAACCCCGACACCAACTGTAACTCCTACCGCATCGGTAACACCATCCATAACACCAACATCATCTGTAGCATTGTCGCCAGGAGCATCAATAACACCTACAGCGTCTGTAACATCGTCAATAACACCTACAAGAACGATAACTCCTACACCTACACTGACACCTACAGTGTCAGTAACCCCTCTACCTTGTGCCTATTGGTTGTTTAATTACGATGCTAGTGGGTTTATACAGTTTAATGGATTGCCATTATGCCCATCTGGTACCGAAGGAGGTTCATACTCAGGAGCACCCAATGCACAATATGGTTATTTATGTATACAAGGTGGTATAAATGCTCAATTATACCTAACGTTGGGTACAGCTACTGATACATTTACAACATGTGTAGGGCCTTACCCGTCATCTACACCCTCTATAACACCTACTGTTACTTCTACCCCGTCTAAGTCAATAACACCAACCGCATCAGTAACACCATCGATAACACCAACTGCATCAATAACTCCTCCTAATTCTGTATCACCAACCGCTTCGATTACACCAACAGTATCGATAACACCCACATATTCAATAACACCTACAAAATCGATAACGCCAACCGCTTCGATTACACCAACAGCATCAGTAACCCCTTCGATTACACCAACAGCATCGTTAACACCATCAATAACACCTACAGCATCAGTATCGATAACACCGACAAGGACGGTTACAGCTTCTGTTTCACCTTCAGTATCTATAACCCCTACAGCTTCATTACCAGCTACAGCTAGTGTAACGCCTTCAATTACACCAACCATATCAATTACCCCGTCAATTACACCAACCATATGAATAACACCTTCAATAACACCTACATCGTCGATAACACCTTCAATAACACCTACATCATCAATAACTCCTACAGTAACAATAACACCTACAGCGTCTGTAGCAGCAACAGCTTCAATAACCCCTACAGTTTCAGTAACACCAACTGCTTCAATTACACCTACCGCGTCAATCACACCTTCAGCTTCAATAACACCTTCAATCACTCCTTCAGCTTCAATAACACCTACAACAACCCCATCACCAACAAGACGGACAGTATCACTTACACCAACCCCATCACCAACTAGAACGCCAGTACCGTCAATTATATCAAATACAGGGTTTACTAATTTTTCAATATTTGACGCAACAGAAATTTATTTTTCTAAAAACTCACCAGGCGGTGGTACAAACGTTTCCCCATTTAATAAGAATGGAAATGAGTTTGTAAATAACATTATACTAAACAAAGCATTAATGAAGTTAATGCAAAATAATAATGCACTAACATCATATCTAAATTATAGATTTACAGGAGCTTTGAACCCGTTAAATGAAGTTATTTCATCTGGCAACATACTACCATTGACGCAAGATGAAAAAGACTTAATCAATACAATATTTACAAGCGGTTGTTATATAAATGTTAATGAAAAAACATCACCTCAAGTTTTAAATAGAGTGTTTGCATGCTTGTTTGAAGCTAACAATATAATTGCAAATATAACTGATATAAAGATAACTAATTTTAATGAATTATTAAGTTCAATTAATTTAATTG